TAATCCTTATAAGCCTATCTGCTGACTGTCTATCTTCCCATAATGCTTCCCCAACCTCTCGTTTATCATAATACCTTCCATCATCTAAAGATTCCCTTAATGCTGGTAATGTTATTGTATTCCAATCGTTATCTCTTTTACTTGCTCTTCCGAGTGGATCATCATTATCCCATCTTGTAGCAATTAATAGTTGTTTACCGTTATTTTGAAGTCTACTTTCTGCAACTGATGTATACCAATCCCAAACTGTTTCTCTAACATTTAATGATTTAGCCTCACTATAGTCTTTAATTAAATCATCACATATCAAAACATCAACACTAAATCCTGTTAACGATCCACCAGTACCTACTGATTTTAAATACCCCCCATTATTAATAACCTCAAACATATCATTATTCCTAATGGCCTCACCACTTCTAGGTTTAGCTATTTTTGTATTAGGGAATACTTTTCTATATTCTGTGCTATCAATAATCTTCTGAACTTCCCTATTGAATCTTGACGCTAAATCAGCTGTATAAGATGCGATAACAATTTTCAGATTAGGGTTTACTCCTAGCAGGTAGGCTGGATATAATTGAGTGGCTAGTGTAGACTTACCATGTTGAGGTGGCATAGAAATCATTAGCTTCTTACTATCGTCATCAGTATACAGCGTCATTAGCGATCCCATAATATGGTTATGAAACCAAGTCGCATCAAAATCCTTTTTAATAAATCTTACAAAGAACGAAAAATCTTTACGAGCTAAGTCTATAGCCGCTGATTCTAATAAAGCACTATCTATTTTTAATGGTTTATCTTTTATCATCTAGTACACTTCCAGTTAAGTACCTTTCGGCTAATTGACGTTTCAACTCTTCATCCATGTCAGATACGTCTACTTTTGTGGTTTGTGTGGCTTGTATTTCTACATTTTGTTTATCCGACCAACCGTAATGGTTTTTTAAGGCAAATATTGCCATGGTCGCATTTGCTTGGTTTTTAAACGCTGATTCAAAAATCCTATTCTCAAATCGTTGTTTAATATATTCTATTCTTTCTATTTCATAATCTAACTCACGTCTTTTACAAATACTCTCTAAAGACCCCCACTTACTCTTAGTCATCCCAACAAGCTCTAAAGCAGAACCCATTGTAATTACTGTAGGATCTTCGGTAATACCTTCAATTAAATCAATCTTTGCATTTATGTCTTCCAGGCTCATAAGCTCTGGTTTCATTGGGATTAATCTAGTTCTATCGTATTTACTTAAAGCCTTGATATCATCAAGCATAATTACAATTTAAATACGTGCTGTTCTAATTCATGAAGTGCAGTAGCCAATGTCCAAGGCCCAGCAGTTCCATTAATAGTACCAATATCTGCTACGGCAAAAGTAATGTTATAATCACCATCCCTCACGTTAATATGAGTTCCAGCATCATTATTAGTCATTACTCCATAAAAATACCCCATCAAATAAATATTAGGCTTACCTGTTTGAGTAATTTTAACACTTTTGCTTGTAGCGTCTCTAGTAAAGTTGATTGCCATAATACATCTATTGTTTTGCAATGTAAGTAAATATTTTCTCATAATCAAGGTTTGTAGATAAATAATATACTAGACAGTTTTTGATTTACTATAAACGGTTTTTGATTAGGGTATAATGTAGATAAGTTTATTTGTTTTTACGGTTATAAATACATACCTTAGACTTTATTATTACTGCAAGGCTTGAGCAGTTGAAAAGCTAAACTTACATCTCCCAGGTGTTTGGATCGAACAAAATAGTTATTGATTACATTTAGTATCTACGATAACAAAAGAGTATTTCTTCTAGGGGGACTTGTTTGTTCTCTTCTAACTCTAATTAAAAAAACATCTATCGTCGAGATTCATCTCGAAGCGTCAGCGGAATCTTAGTTCCCTTTTTGCAAACTCTATTCTTTTGCAAGTTCTTTCCAAGCTATTTTTTTCCTAGCAATAATTTTCTATAATCCTTTCCTATCTTTTTTAATAATTCCTTATTAAATATCCCCTACCTATTTTTTTATTATATAGTATAAGCTATATTTGATACTGTTGTAAATTGTAGTGGGTTGTATAGTAGTGCCAACGGGCGGTTGGGTTTTTCTTTTCGCTAAAGATTTTTTCTATCTTTATACGCTATATACTCTTCTCTACAGCACTATCTTAATGATCATGCAATATTTTACCACTAACCACCCAGCCACCCTCCAGAGGGCTATATACTACCTTAATACTAATGATCTAATGATCTTTATTTGTGCTATAATCTTAATCTAACCTTAATACTTTATGACATTAATATGACAATTAATAAGATAAAGCTTATTATATTTGGTATATAGAAAGAAAGGGACAGTAAAGAATGTTACCTAAAAAAAGCTATTAAACAATTAATAATATTATAAACCTAACAATTAAACTAAACTAAAAAACAAGATCATGAAAAATCAACTATTAAAACTATCGGCATCGTTATTACTTTTATTATCGGTTACTTTTATCCTGGTTGCTATCAATGCAATTATAGTAAACCTATTTTAAAAATAGTATTTTAATCAACTAACAAAATTTAAATAAAAACAATTAAGACAATGAAAAACAATTTAATAAGTCATTACATAGTAAGGGATCAATTATTTATTGATTATATGGCTGCTGTATTATATTGCGTAAAAAATAGGATCAACATAAACGAAATAATTAAAACTAAAAAATATTAAGATCATGACTAATATAGAATACATTCAAGCAATTATATTTATAGCGGTGGTAATATCTTTACCAGCTTTAATAGTAGGCCTTACAGCTGAATACATTATAAAAAGATTAAAGAAATAAGGTAATGAATAAATTTTATATAGAATACTTAAATAAAGATAAAAACTTTGCAATTGATAGGATATATTTTAATAATTACCAGGATGCCGTAAAATGGGCAATAAAAAATCTATCTAATTTTTGCACCGATATAATAAAACTAGAAATAAACTAAAATATAAAAATATGAATAATTTAACATTAACGCCAAAAAAAATAAAATTTCCAATAGCCAAAAAAATAGATTATACAAAATATATTGAGCCAAAAAAACAAATATTTGAAACTAAAAATAATTTAACCATAGCTATTTTAATAAGTATTTAAACAAACTAAAACCAAATAAAATGAAATTAAATTTAATCAGTAACGGAAATACTAATGCCAAAACTATCAAAAATGAAGCTGAAACGTATATTTTATATTTGAGCCCGTTAAATTTAAACGATAGCGGAAAATCTGTTTGTCCTTTTGCTTCCAAAGGTTGCGGCGAAGCTTGTTTAAATAGTGCGGGACGTGGTGCATTTAATAGTGTACAAAAAGCCAGAAGACGTAAAACAAATTTATTTTTTAACGATCCTAATTTATTCTTTACTCAATTATTGAGCGATCTATCTAAAATAAACGGTAAAGCAGTAAAAGAAAATAAAACTATTTTTGTTAGACTAAACGGGACTAGTGACCTAGATTTTGATAAATTACTTGTAAGGTATACAGGTCAAGGTCTTATTAGTTTTGGAGCGTTAAAATTTTACGACTATACAAAGGATAAGAAAAAAGCTCATAACTTTGCCAGGTATAACGAAAACGATAAATATCGTGTAACTTATTCACGTAAAGAAACGGATACGGATATTGAAATAAAAACTTTATTAAGTTATGGCGTTAACGTCGCTGTAGTATTTGCAAATGATTTACCAGGTACTTATTTGAATTATCCCGTAATTAACGGCGATCTAACAGACCTAAGATATAACGATCCCGCTGGTGTAGTAATTGGGTTAAAAGCAAAAGGTAAGGCCAAAAAAGACTGTAGTGGTTTTGTAGTGGCTTAATTAATAATATTACAATTTATAGGGCCTACGGGCCTTTTTTTATATTACTTGTTTTGATAGGATCAATTTAAGGAAGCGAAATTCTAACAAGTAACAAAGTACTAACAAAGTAAAATAATTGATTAGATAGCTTAAAAATAGGCTAATTGAATAAATTAATTATTTAAACAGATCAATAAAATAAACGGTATTAATTAATCTAAAATAAGACGTTTTAAGACGTTATAAAATTTCACCTAATAGATTATACTAATAAAGAAAAATTATGCTTTATAGATCATTAAAACAATAAACAGAATGTAATATAAAATACTTATAAGATATGAAAAACGATTATAAAACTTATTAAATTATGAAATATAGGTATTGACTGGAAAAAGAGCCAAACGGTTTTTTATGCCTGATGATTTTTGGAGGCGGGTATTTTTGGATAACTGCACCTTCCCGATTTTTGGTTATGGCCAGGCGATTTTTGAACGTAGTGGATATTTTTGGATAATTATTTAATATATTTTTTATTTTATTTGCATTATATATAATATTATACTTATATTTGAATTAACAAATAACTTTTTAAACAATTTAAAACCAAACAAGAATGACAAAATTCAATTTTTACGTAGACTATCAAGAAGATAGACTATTCAGATCGTATTTTTCGGTCGATGCTCAATTTCTGGGCGATGCTTTAGACCTTGCAGATTCTTTAATGAATGAACCTGGACTAGACCAGTACAATAATGAAGAGTTTAATAGTCCGATATTTTTCGGTTCACCTGTTTTTTTAAACTGTAACTAAAAATGGAAAAAGAAATGAAAATGGAAACCAAAATGGAAATGGAAACGAAAGCGATTTTGGAAATCTTTGAGCTATTTAAAAACGATGATACGTACCACTATAAAATAGAACCTAATGCCCCGATAGTTTTTGGTGACGATTTCTGCGAACTATCTATACTATTAGGATATGAAAAGACTATTCATTATATAACTATACCTACCCATGTATTTTTGAAATACGGTAATGATATGTTAGTTGAGGATGGTATTTTTAAAGAAGCAAAGTATAGCAAAGTTTTGGGAAGCGATATTTATGACGAAAACCAGGCAGATGAACTTACTAGCGATTACGGATCTGGATATTACTATACTCAAATGGGACTAACTTATGATGAGAAATTTCAAATGAGTGAGTACATTATAGACAGATTAATTGGAGATTTATTTAGTGAATACAAATATAATTTAAACTAACATGAGAAAGTATATAATTAATAACAAAGAAGTAGATCTTAATTCCATCGAATTTGATGGCATTGATATGAATGATTATCCTGATTTTAGCGATGCTTATATTAGTGCTGCTGGTTTTCAAGATGGTACTCAATTAACAGTAGATGAATTAGAGATGTTGCAGGAAGACCTGCATTGGGAATTAAATGAAATGATTATTAACTATTTAAACTAAGAATATGAACCTATTAGAAAAATTAAGTCCAGAGCATTTAGAGATGCTAAAGGCTGAAGAGGTTAAATACCCTGTAACCATGAGAATATTAATGAGAGAATTATCAGATAATGTTTCTTGGGCAGATTTAAAATATGGTACTATTTGCAATTTAATTTTTAATTTAGGTATAACACAGGAAATTAGATATGATTATTCACCTGAGGCAATTTCTAAAATATTTAATCATGAGCAAAATAATTGAGGCATTAGTAGTTACGGCAATTGTGATATTCACTTTATACCTGACATTTAGATCAGTTGAGTTAATACTTAGATTATGGAGGTTTTTATGGAAATAGGAGATCTTATAAAATGTGAATGTGATTTTGAAGGATACGAAGAGAATTATGATTTCCAAGTATCTTTACCAG